ACAACTTACTACTAATGTAGGCTTACTCATAACTAGTATATTAATTTATGTTTAACGTATTTTTTTGGTCGGTCTGTTACTTTGATTAAATCAAATCTAGATCTTGGTGTAAATTTTTCAAACGTCTCATCTATTGAATCAATTACATTCTCACACATCTGTCTTGCTGACATTCCTGATTCATCTGATGTTACCCATTCTCTAGCAGCAGCTCCTCTTCTTTCTCTCTCTTCTTTACCCATATTGTAAACTTCTTCTAATGCTTTAGCAACATCTAAAGGTTCACATCTATCGTCAAAGATATAAGGAGTTGGAACTGAGCCAACCATTGAAATGTTTGAAGGGAATACAGGGATTGCCCACTCTCCACACTCCTTATATGTTCCTCTGTGATTGGAAGGAAAGTCTGGGGTAAAATCAATCCACTTACCGTTTTCGTCCACGAATCTCATTTGATCTTGCATACCTCCTGTTACGTTGGCAATGATCATTGTTCCTGCCATCATAGTCTCTGTTAAAGATAATCCCCATCCTTCATTCGAAGTAATAAGTAATCCTGTATCAGCTATATTATAAAGTAAGTTCATTTGTGCTGAATCTAATCTATCGGTTGAGAAGTATACATTTACATAACTCTCATCACAAATAGCTTCTCTTACAGCATAAAGATCTGTACCATTTTCATCTACAGGCTGTGTGTGCATTACAAGGGCACATTTCTTAGCTTTCTCTTCTCCGATTAAATCACAGAACATTCTATAAGAAAGAATTACATCTCCTGGTGATTTTCTTCTGATGTTTCTTGAGTTCCAAAATACTACATACTCGTAATCTTTTCCTCCAAATAAGTTCTTTTTAAACTCTTGAAGCCCTGGATACATTTCATGATCTTTTGTAATTGGGAAGAAGATATCTTCATTAATACCGTGAGGTACGTATTTAATAATTTTATCCTCAGCTAAATCTTCTAAAACTATTTCATTAATATTTTTAGTTTGTTTTGAGATAGCCATTAATAGGTCACATGACTCGTAGTACGGTTTATTATACAAAGGTGCTGGATAGTCATCCCAAATATTTAGATAAAGTAGAGGAATTTCATTTCTAATTTCTCTTTCTATTTCAAACAACCAAGTCCAGTATCTTGGATCTGTAAAGATAAAAATAGCATCTGGCTGTTCTTGAGTAATTAATTGTCTAATTTGCATTGCATCTCCGTAGCCGTTATTAGGCAACACCCTTACCCATGAATCATCAATACCTGTTAACCTATTTACCTCTCCTGAGATATCAAATCCTTTTCCTGCTTCAGGGTGATGTAGTGCTGCTCCTAAATTTAGCCAATTGAAGTGATGAGCTGTTCCTACAACAATCTCTCTGGCCATAGTTGCGATACCGGAATGCATCCTAATATCATCGCATAACAAAAGAATCTTCTTACGATCCTCTTTCTTAACATAACGAAATTTTTCTTTCATGTAACTATTTTAATTTAATATTTGTTTGTGTGTGAAGCTTTTGCTTAAAGCCTTCTTCTGTAAGATATAAAAAAATTGCTCTGTCTACAAGCTTCTGTAGAGAAAATTTATGCCTTACGCATTGCTCTTTAAATTCCTGTAGAAGATCTTCTTCTACTTTAACCGATGTTAGTTTTTTAGTGTTCATTGTTTATATAATTATATGTATATATAAATATACCCTTATCCTAAAACACCTGCATGGCAATGCTCTGTACCTTTAAATTCACAGAACATACAGTTTGACTTAGAAGGTTTCTTTTCATACTCCTTATCGATATACTGTCCATGACTATCAAAGGCATCGTTAATAAATTTTGTAAGAGCAGTTGTTGCTTGACCTCTCTTTATCTTTCCTGAAGGAGGAACAAACTCTTGAACTCTTCTTCCCATCACTGCAAATTCTGGATTGGCAGGAACTTTCCTCTTTACAATAAAGTATTTTACATCTACCTTTTCTACATCTATGTCGAATTGTCTTGCCAGGAATTCTTTATAGAGAAGTAATTGTGCTAGCTTTTTATCATCTTTCTTTGCATAATCTTTCCATCCTGATGTTGATGTTTTGATATCCAAAATGATATATTTATCATCCTGCTCATCATAGAGAACAATATCAATATACCCTTTGAAGAAAACATTGTCAGCTATTTTATGTATAAGAGGAATTTCTACTCCAACAAGCTTATAGTACTTGGTACCGAAGTAAACAGAGCGTTTCTTACGAACGTATTCTAGAATTTCAATACCATCATTATGAAACTCAGATAACTCTTGAGAGGTAGAGAAGTGTTTCCCGTACTTTTCTTTTTCTTGAGCATAAATTGTTTGCATCTTTTCCAGTAGGAGAGTATTCAAATCCATCTCATTTGACTTCTTTACTGTTCCTTCATAGAGTTCTGTTAACCATTCCTGCATTACTTCGTGTACGGCTGTACCAAAGACTGTATGAATAGAAGGCTTATACTCTTGTAATCCTTTAACATACTTCAATGCCCATTGATGTGGACAAGTATTATATGCTAAGGTCTGGCTATACGATATGGATTTGCTGATATTATAATCAATAACTGGATTACAGAAGTCTCTTATCAGCTTTACCTGTTTAAGAATTTTCTTTGCCATCTTTTAAGTTTTTGATTTCTCTTTTTAAATACCATAAAGCTTTTTCAAGCTCCTGGATTGTGTCATCTTTCTTTCCAGCTCTTGAAATATACTTAACAGTATTTCCTAAACAAAAACCTAACTTCCAGGCTTCAATAACTTTTATGGCTTCGTAGGGATTATCTTTTCCTCCGTAATGGTTTGGGTGATTTACTAATTCTTTCTTTTGACTTGGCTCGTCAATAGTAAAGATTGCTTCTCTATCATTCATAATAACATTTTTATATAACTATAATATAAGAAAAAAGACCTGTAAAAACAAGCCTTCTTTTAATTTATCTCCTATGTCCTCTTGTACGGTGACGTGGAGGTGCTATATGGTGATGCGGTTTTGGTTGAACATATATTACTGTAGGAGCAGGAACTGGTCTGTATTGTGGTCTGGTACGGTAGGTTACTGTTCTATGCCCTCCACATGAAGTAACTAATGCTGCTACTACAATTAATATTACTAAGATCTTTTTCATAATAAATTATTTTACAAAAAATACTGTTGTGGATAAACTAACAAAAGCCAGTACCTTATACCAGAATGTTTTATTTCTTTGACTCTTTAATTCTTTCTTTAAATCATCAGTCATTCCTTTATATTCTCCAATTTGAACATCTTTCTGACCGATGATGTATTGATTGTTCTTATCTTTATCAGTTAGAAGTTTAATGATAGTATCTTTCTGTACTTCTCTTTCTTCTAATTTAAGAACTTTTTGCTGGGTAAGTTTTAATTCTTCTTTACATCCATCATAGCGAACTAAATCTTTCGCTGCTAGTCTTACTACTTTAGTTGGTAGTGTTACCTTGGTTGTATCTGTTTGTGAAAAAGAATTCAAGCTCAGCGTTAGAAAACTTATCAACAGTATTAATTTTTTCATCTGTCTGTTTTTTTACAATTGTTATGGTATTATCTATGTGATGTATTTCTTTTGTAATAGAAACTACATTTTCTTTTACTGAATCGATTTTAATATCGATTTGTTTATTAATTACTTGTGCTGAATCTATTTTGGTTTGAACTGAATCTATTCTTCTTTCATAACCTTTTACATCAGTTCTAATACTGTTTGTAGTAAAAATGTTATAACCTAATAGTGCAATAACAATTAATATAAGAATGTTTTGTTTATTCTGCAACATCTCTATCTCCTTTGTGTTTATCTAACTTATCCAATATTTGAGTAAGTAATTCGTTTTTTACTACACCTACCATTGAGGCGTTTTTTAAAATAGAAATTAACTGGAACACTAGGAATGGAGCCATAATAGTCTCGCTTAACCAACCTGTTCCAGTAAATCCTTTTTCTATTGTTAATATAGCTGAAAGCATTACTATCCAAAATATAAATGTTTTTAGTACACTTAATGCTTTATATGTTCTGAATCCTTCTCTTTTAACTCCAGCCCATACGCCAAAGAACCCATCAGCAAATATTACAAATGCTACTGAAAGGTATTGTTCGATGTTATCTGCTGTTAGATTCATAAAGTATGAACCTATAAATGCGCATGCTGTTGTCAATGATAATGTAATTAAAAGTGAAGTCTTCATCTTATATTTTACTATTTAACGTATTCGTAGTACTTTTTAGTTTTTTGATTTCTGTCTTCTAACCCGTGAGTACCACCGTTAATTCTTTTCGTAAGAGCTAATATGGCTGCATCGTTAATTCCTTTGTCGCATATCTCCCACAATTTGTTTTTGTCAAAGAAGAACATTGCTGACTCAAAAGAATAAGTCGTTGCTACTAGATCTGGATTAGTCATAATTTCTGGCTTGTTTAAATACTTAGCAAATGCTGCGTAGTTATCCTTACCTGTTAATTGAAGAGCTCCTCTTCCTCTAAATTTAAAACCATCTCCTGATTTCTCATCACCGTTACCCATTCTTGATGCGTAAACTCTATTGGCAATCTTTTCAGGATTTCTAGCGTAAGATTCTTCTAAGTTACCTGGAAAGTATTTTCCAAAGATACCTTGAAGTCCTTGTGCCGAATAGTTTAAGTTTTCTGAGAATGCTTTAAATCCTCCAGTTTCGTGTGCTGTTTGTGCAAAGAAATGTGCTGCTCTTACTGGAGTTAATTTATAAAACTCCATTGCTTTTTTCATTGTTCCAGGACCGAATGCTCCATCTGCAGCTACTCCGATCTTTTCTTGTAAACTCTTTAAGCTCATAATCTAATTTTTATTCTTCGTTATTTGTTTTACCTCCGTTTTTCATTGCTGCA